CCCGGTGCGCAGCAGGCGCTCTGCGGTTTCTTCTTTGATGGTCATACCGGGGCGGATCGGCTTGCCGTCCACAGGATGTGTCCAGCCATAACCAATTGTCCAGACGCCCACACTGTCCTGATACGCAGCCAGGCGCAGGCCTTCAAACTGCTTGATGAGAGAAATGCCTTTATCGCTGATCTGCATCATTCTGGCCTCAGTACGTTAAACAGGCGCGCCACGTTGCCCCGCGCTTTGAACACTGCAGCGCAGATGATGAGATTCAACATGACGGTCGCCCAGTGGACGTGGAAATAGAAATCGAACATGAAACGGAACGGGACGGACGCATACGCCAGGATAATCACGTATGCCAGCCAGGAGGCCCATACGTTGTGCTTCCCTCCCGGCTTACGGAACATCATCAGGCGGATCACGATCATCGTGCAGGCGGCGACATTCGTCAGCACCAGTGGGTCAGTCGTTACCATTGTTTCCTCCCCGCCACCTTTGCAGCAGTGACAGAGGATCCTGCTCACTGAAAAAGGTCAGCGTCTTAATGGCCAGCGCAGAAAGCAGAACCGCGCCGAGAGCATCCAGAGGCTTGTCGCTGTAATGTGTGATGCTCGCCAGCATCGAGCCCACCAGCCCGGATCCGTACACACCTGCAAAGTACGAGACGACGAAGTATGCCGTTCGCCGCGGCAAAGTCAGATCGGCGGCAGTCGCCACATAAAACACCGCGCCGGCGAAAGCGCCAAAAACGACACCGTAATCAGTACCAGTCAGAAGCCCATAAAGACTGGCACCAGTTAAGGCGCTGGCCGCCGCAGCGGACCCGGATACAGGTTCGGACATTAAGCCCCCTCGTATTTGCTGTGAGTCCTCTCAGAGTTGAGGGGAAATGAAAAAGGCCGCGGAAAGCGGCCTTAGATACTGAATAAGCTTTTTAGCTGCAGCCAGGCCAGTTATTTTCCTGCACTGCTTTTACCTCGTTCGTCGTCTGTACAAATCTCTCAGACTCAAGCTCCACGCCTAAAGCACGCCTGCCCAATGACATGGCGGCCTTTATTGTGGAACCAGACCCCATAAAGAAATCAGCTACAAGATCGCCTGGCCTGCTGCTGGCGTTGATAATCTGCTGCAACATATCCTGCGGCTTTTCGCAGGGGTGTTTTCCCGGATAAAACTGCACCGCCTTGTGAGTCCAGACGTCGGTATAAGGCACAGCAGCTGTAACGGAGAAATGTCGCCGAAGCGCCTTCAACTCTTCCACCAGCTTGGCATATTGCCGGCTAAGTACCTGGTAATTTTCGGTGAGGGCGCGATGTTCCTGACCGAGTTCGCTTTGCTGGTGTTTTTCGGCAGCAATCGCGGAAAAAAGATCCTGTAACTTGCGATAGTCTTCTTCACCAGGTAGCTGCCACTGACTGGCACCAAACCAGTGAGAAACCATATTCTTCTTTCCTGTGAAGTCGGCGATCTGCTTTGACGAAACGCCAAGCGAGGATCGGGCACTCTGGAAATACTCAATTAAGGGTGCCATCAACCTCCGTCTTAGCTCAGTGTTTTTACGCTGAAAGCTATCGCCACTTGCTTTATATGGACCGGGATAATGCTCACCGAAAAGGATGCGCTCTGTCGCCGGGAAGTAGGATCGCAAGCTCTCCTTATTGCATCCATTCCAGCGGCCTGATGGCTTGGCCCATATGATGTGATTCAGGATATTGAACCGGGCGCGCATAATGATTTCGATGTCAGCGGCAAGCCGGTGCCCACAAAAGAGGTAAAGGCTTCCGGCTGGTTTCAACACCCGGCTAAACTGCGCCAGGCACCCGTCCAGCCACATGAGATAATCTTCATCCCCCTTCCACTGGTTGTCCCAGCCCTCAGGCTTAACCCTGAAATAAGGTGGGTCGGTAACAATGAGATCGATACAGTGGTCAGGGAGTGTTTTCAGGTAGGTAATGCAGTCAGCGTTGATGAGTTCAACACTGTTTATATTTACAGTATTTTTCATGGATCCGTAAGCGGGTCTCTGGTAGGCTCAACATGCTTTAGCGCTAAAGCGGTGGGCCTTGGTTCGCTTGTGACCTTCTACATGAGCAAATGGCTGGCCGGGTGCTACAACACCCACCAGCCGCCCATTCCACAAAAAAAAGCCCCCATCACTGGAGGCGCTTGTAACAACCGAATTGGTAATCTGATAACCCCGCCAATACCAACTGCGTAAGTATGAGCTGGCATTTTTCAAGGCTAAGGTGAGTATTCCGCGCAACTTCCCCTGCTGTCGCTGGTGACGCGCTTAATTCGTTATAAACCGCCTTTGCTTCAGCAGTCATATATGCTTGATTCTGCATGTTTTTTACCTGTTATAAAGGGTGTGACATACAGATAACTCTGGTTGCCCAGCACAGCAAGCTATCTTTGAAGGGCATAAAAAAGCCCCGCGAGGTTAACCGCAGGGCCGGAATGTTTTTTCTATCTTTAATGCCGCCACTTAAAGTTAAGGCAGCATATCAAAGTAGACTCAAATATGGCCTATTTAATTGACTTTTGCAATACCCTGCTGCGAATTTGCTACTTTTTGATGTGATCGTGTTCTCATCGTGCACAGGAGGGAATCCCTATCAAGTCCGTTAAATATTGAGCGCATAGTGCGCCAGTAATCAACGTAGTTATGGCTCCAGTTATCAGGTTTGACTTCGCACAGCGCGGCGAGATCCTGATATTGGTAAAGGTCACGTCCTGCCAGCTCAGCTTTGACATCCTGGGCAGCCAGCCAGATTAACGCCTTCAACCGCTCCATTGTTTTGCTGGCAACTTTCTTGGTGCCCAGCTGCGCCACGAATTCCGCCCATGCCCACTGGGTGATCGTGACCTGAATTACCCAGCACGCGTTTTCGCTGTAGCTCCAGAGTAACCACGCTTTCTGATGCTCATCCAACGAAAGAACCGCCCGACGCCACGATGCGGTGCAGTATTCGACCGGCTGAACCAGAGGGATGTGTGAACCTTTCGCGTGTGACTGCTTGCCGGGGATCGGAGGGTTGTCAACCATCAGCCATTTCTTGTTTTCTGCGTCCCAGATCTTAGGCTTCTTTCGCTTAAAGGTGCCCGTATCAAACTGGGCGTTCTCCAGCCATGCCATCAGCTGCCCCTTTGTTGCGCCACTCAAATCGGCGGTGGCCACCATGAGCTGCTCGCGTACATACTGAAGACATTGAGTGTTCATGTCCTGATCCCTGCCATCTGGTAAATGTGAATAAAGTTGCGGAGAATACGGTAATCCACCAGCACCAAGCCCGGGCGGCGGCATATGCGAAGACGCTGCCAACGCATGCGAAGTGATTCGATAAATTCAGGCTTCACGCAGCCTCCTGCTGTTTCAGTACTCGAAGATCTGCCCTGGCCTTGGTGCGGATGCCGTCCAGTTCTTCCCGGGTGTATCGGTGGGTTTCGTTGTTGGACTCGAGCGCCAGCACGCGCTCTTCGCCGATCAGCTCGACCAGAGCGACGCGGTATGCCTCGATGTTGCCTGATTTGTGGACGTTACAGGCAGAGCACTGGAGCCATATATTGTCCGGATCAAAGCGAAGTTGCGGTGCTGCGGCTGTGGTGCGGTAATGCCCGGCATGCCAGGCAAAAGCGGTTTTGGTACCGCAAGAGATGCATCCGTGCCCGGCGGCCAGCAGCATTTCGCGCCGCCAGTCATTGAATGCACGCTGAGTCATCTGCACCCAATGACGGATCGGCTTCAGCTCCTTACGACGCGTAGCGCGCCGCTGACGGCCAGCCTTCTCTTCAGTGCGCTGCCGCTGTAGTTCCTTCTGCCTAGCGGCTTCACGGGCTTTTGCTGTCTGTTCTTTGCCGATGGCGCTGGCGCACTCGAAGCTGCAAACCACTTGCCCTTCGCGGACCGGGTTGAACCACTGGCGACAGCTCAGATTTGCGCATTTACGACGGTGTTTCTTAGCCATGCTCAACCCCACGCCTTGCTTTGCCATATCCGGCTCGGGCGCGGCGGATGATTGCCCTCAGGCAGCTGGGCGCTGACGGTCCAGGTGACGAGATCACGGTTGAGGCTGCGCTCGACCTTAACGCCGCGGCGGCGGTATTGCGCCAGCAGCTCTTCTGCCTGCTCCGTGGTGCATTCCATGTGATAGAACCAGGTCTCTTTCATCGACTCAGCCCCCGAAGCTCAGCAACTGCGCGGCAGCGTTCTCAGCCTCGCGCTGGTCTCTGAATGCCCTGGACAGGATCCAGCGCCACAGAACATCGAGCGCAGCTCTGTAGAGCTGCTGAAACTCGGTTTCGTCCATATTGGCAAAGGCGATGCTGCGGGGATGTTTCCGGAGGGTTCCGTCAGGCAGCTGGATGGCATCATAGTGCCCGGACTCGATAGTCACCCAGGCACGATAGGCGTCGAAGGATTTGCAGGCGCTGATGCTGCCCGTGCGCTTATCGGCGATACGATCGAGGTACTGCTCAGCAGCATCCAGCAGCGCGGTTTCGCTCCCACCGAACATTGCCAGGTATTTGGCATAGCCGGTAACCAGCCTGCGTTCATTTGAGGAGATCGCCCCGCCAGTAGGCTCCCAGTATTCGAAGCCGAGATTCAGCAGAGCGAAGAAACGACGGTGAAAGGCCGGGTTGCGGACCTGTTTGAAATCAGCCACCAGCACGGTGCCGAGCTTACATTTTGATTGCAGGAAATCGCTGGTCTCCGACGTAGCGGGGATCAGGATATTGGAAGAATGCTTAATGAGTTGTAACTGCGCCATGGGATTCTCCGTGGCGCATCAGGTCAACGGGTGTTCAGTCCGTTGATATCATAATATCAGAGGGTTGATTGACGCGGTAGCCGAGGCGGCGAAGAAAACG